ATTCCATTTGAACGCATGAAGCCAGCAAATACATCGGCCAGCGTGATCGGATCATCAGCTTCCATAGCCGCTTCGGCTACATCGCGATTTCTCCGGCCAGTAATGGCGTCGAAACGATCGAGGAATCCAAGCCATGCAGGATCACCGCTTTGATTAAGCGCGCGAGCTCCAGGGCAATACTGGTCCACTAATGGCCAGAAATCATCGGACTGACCAACTGGGGCCGCCTCTTGATTTGCCTGATTGCTCTTTTGCAAAACCGCAGCAACAATCTTCTGAATCCCGTCACCTTCAAGCAGCTCTTCGAGTTTGCCATCGATCATACGGGAGTTGAGGCTTAAGACATCCTCGCCAAGCTCTTTTCGCTCATCCTCTGAGAGGAGTCGCTCTGCGCCCGGCAACTTGTCTATTTTCTCATTCTGCTCGATTGATTCTCTCAACTCGGCCAACTCCTGACGGAGCAACCGAACGTTTTCATTTGCAGGTCCCAACTGACTTTTCAGTCGGCCTTCTAGCGTTCTGCGTAACTGGCGCTCCCGCTCTAGCTGCCCCTGTAGGTCGAGTGCTGGCGCAACTGGCGCTGGCTCTTCGGCGACTGGTTCGGCTGACGGTACTGCTGGTTCCGCTGGTTTTCCATTAGCTTCTGGAGGAAGGGTCGTTACCGGCTCGACGGGTTTCGCTTCAGCAGCTGCCACTGCATCAATGATTTCGTCGGCTTGGTCGGCCGCCTCTTGAACGTTTTTTGGTACTCCCATTTTTCTTCTTCCTTTTCTACGCGCGGCCGTTAAGCAAGCGCTTTGTTTTTGTGACAGAACTAGATCCCACTATTGGGAACTAGGCTTTTCAAAATATTTATCTGCTCGGTCAACTGCCGGCACTTGCCCTTTAAAGCCTCGGTGTTTTCGCCTGAAGAGTTCTCCATCTCTTCGCGCTCGTGGTCGCGAGACAGCTTTAAATAGTCGACGTATGCGATAAAGAAGCCCGGCGCGGTTGCGGCGAGGCCCTTGATGGCGGTCAGTTGAGCTTTGTCCGGTTTAAGCATTTGGCGGCCCCTTCACTTCTGGTTTTTTGGCGGGCGGCGCGGCAGGCACGGCGGGCGTTGCCGGCGGAGTGCCTCCGGCCGCTTCGGCCTTTTCTTTTTCAAACTGAGCCATCTTCAAAATGTGATCGTTGGATTGCTTTGAGGCCCGAATGTCTAGCTCACGCTCTTTATTCTTGAACTCTAAATCTTGGGCGCGCGTCTCGACCTGAAGTTTCTCCATCTTGACCTGAAGCTCGGCCTGGGCAACGGCGGCCTCGCGTTCGACAAGGGCTTCCTTCTCCTTGATCTTTATCTCATTTTCGCGGAGCTGCTGCGACTGAAGCATCTCTTCGTTCTTGAGGAGTTTTTCGATCTTCTCTTCGGTCGGAGCGATGTCGTCATAGTCAGATTCAAGAACCTCAAGGGCGTCTGCGAGGATCTTGGCGCGGCCGTCGATGCCAAGCACCTTCATGTCGAATTCGTTCTGAGTGGCCGCCAAAAACTTCATGCGCTGGTCGGACAGCTGTTCCCGCATCATCATTGCGATAACGCCATCGGAGCTAAAGTTCATGTCGCCTTTGACGTTGTCGTCTTCGCTATTTACGAGATTGTAATCAACCAGCTGGCCGATGACATTGCCAAAAACATTCCGATCGACGCCAAGCACGACCCGCTTCATTCCTCGGTTCGAGCTGGATATAACCATGGACAGCCCAGACGAGGTGCGCCCCGCGCCGGCCACGTTATCGCTATTGCTGCTGTACGCCGGCATCTCGATAACCTCGTCAGCCATGGACATGAAATCGCCGATGACCTTCATCAATTCGCCAGATCTGGACTCGGGCTGGAAGAAGTCAATAAGCTTCGCGCCGGGCGTCGCGCCAGCGGAAATTCCCTGCCAAATTTTTCCAACAAAAATATTCGTGATGTCCTCACCGGGCGCCAGTCGGTTAATGTCGTTGATTATAACCTGCGGGCCGGATGACCATGAGAGATTGTTTACCAATGCGCGAGCCGAGGCGTTTATGATGTCCTGAATGTCCTTCAGAATCTGCGGAGGCGACTTGTGCCAGAATCCACCGATCTCTTTTGCAAAGCCGGTAACAGAGTACGGTCGACGCCTCAGATAGTCTTTGTTGTACTCAACGAAAACTATCTTTTCGTCAACAGTAATGGCGTTTATTTCGTAATCTAAAAAGACATCGATCGGCTTTTTGTCTGGGCCCTCAAGCATTCCAACCTCAATGAGATCGACCCCGCGAACAGAGCAGCAATGCTCGATGCCCTCGATTGTTGAGCCAACCTGAGACTTCTTTTTTTCAGTTCCAGTTTCGAGATTATCTCTATGTTCTACCTCTTCGCGTTCTGATGCCAGCCCCGTTGAGGCATTGGTCGCAGGTATCACACGATCCAGCATAGCAATATGTTCGATGTTCTTTTTGACATAGCCGTCTTTATCCCTGTTCTCAACCAGTGAAGATCTTTGAATTGAAACCTTTTCGCATATTGGCGTGCCGTCACTCGGGTTCTTTGAAAATCTGGATGGGTAAAAATCAAGCGGAGACACGCGCTCAAACGTTGGTATGATATCGGATGCGTATTCGATCTTCCCGTCTTTCCAGCCCTTCTTAACGGTTCTGCTTCTGAAGATCGGCCCCTTTATAACCATGGCCTGCAGGGTGGACAGGTCTCCGAAGCCCTCCTCTATGGCCGTCGACCAGTTGCCCTCGGTAAGCTGATCGTCAACAAGGCGCGCCATGTTCTCAGCCCGGTCCTTTGCGGTGTCATATTGGCGGGAGATAATCTTGGCTCTCATGTCGGACGCCATTTGATATGCCTGCTGCGGCGAGACCGGCTCCTGGCCATCGCCCTGCGACTGCTCCGCAAACGCCGCGACCTCTGCGACGATTCTCTTTACGTCCTCGTCGGGAATGGTCACAACAGGCGTTGGTTTCAAATTCCAAGTTCTCTTGCGTTTCGCGTTCAGATAGATGTCATGGATGAAAGCCTCAATCGCGCGGCACTTCGCGCCGGTGAGAGGAATATAGGTTTCGGCAGATCCGGCGTCTTTGATGCTGGAAAGCTTCGTTTGAGAATATTCGCCATTTCTGCGACGAAGGTTGTCGAGCATTGTCGACTGAGTATCGGTCTCGTCTTCTTTGTATTTTCTGGCGTCTTCAAAAATATCAGCTAGATATTTCTCAAGGTTTAAAAGCTGAGGCCTGTCGTCGAACTCCTCCGCAGCGACCTTCGCTTCGGCCGCTTCTTTTTCGGCGGAGACAACTTTGGATGCAGAGAAAAACCTCAAAAGCGGGTTTGGCTCTTTTGCTGCGGCCTTATTATCCGAGGCCGAATCTGGTAATGCGGACGGTGTATTGCTCATAAATACTGAAATAGACTAGAACAATAGTACCTGTCAAGCAGTTTTCTCTAACTATGAGCTGCACTCGACACGTTTCTCACAACTCTGCGCTCCCCGTGAACGCTTATCGCGGAGTCCGCTTTGATGATCGAATCCTTTATTTTCAAGCACGCATACTGCAAAGCGTCGGCAACATGTGAGTAAAAGTTTTTGTCCGGAGTTTCGCTAAATCTCTTAAGGCCATTCATCCCGCCAATTCTGAGCTCTTTGTAGCGATACTCGCCCTGTAAGCCCCGACGAGAAACTTCGGCCTTTGGAGAGATAATAAACGCAGGTCGCCCTCCGATGAGCTTCGTGAGATAAAACCCGACCGCATCGCGACGTGCCATAAAGCTATTGGTCGAAGCGATATCCGCAGGGATGCCGCATTCCTTGAGAATCTGCATACAGGTCTGCCCGTCCGCCTGAGAGCGCTGATTACCGGCCGGGTCGCCAACTCCGATCACATGCATGCCGGCATACTCAGAGCGAAGCTTCGGATTAACGATCTCCTCACAGAATCTACGCAAATCCATGTCTTCCGAGACGCACTCATCGATAAGCTGAACCGCGCCCTGCGGGGTCTGCTGCATAAATACACACGCAGGGGTAAGCCCGAAGTCAAAGCCAAGAACTAGCGGCATGCCGCGCATGGTGGGCAGCTCAACCTTTGATAGATGCAGGGCGTCGCTATACTCCGGGTAGACTGGCCGGCCTCTAACCAGATGCCCATATTCGCCCATGAGATAGACTTTGATCCATTCGTCATCGGCACCCTGTGCCTGCCGCATCCAATAATTATAGCCAAGCTTTTGCCAGCGAACGTTCTCGGCGGCGGGGATGCCCTCTTTCTGCCCTTGATTCGGAACGTAAATGAGATGTTTATCTAGGCCATCGCCGGTCTCAACGGGGAACAGCGCGGGCGGCTGACGCCAAAACTGATGGTTGGTTGGACACTCAAGCTCGGAAAGGCGATACCACCAGTGGTCGGACGACGGCGGGTTGGTGTCCATGATGACGCCCGTCCAGAAGTCGGCATCCATTCCGTCAATCAGCGCTGGGTAGCGCCCGGTACGCTGAAGCGCCATCTTTTTGACTTCTTCATCCAGCTCGGAGGCCTCGTTTAGAAACGCTCCTGTCAATTCTAAAGATTTGAGCTTGCGGGCATCCTCGGGCCGGTCAATAGCGATAAAAAGAATCTCAGCCTTAACTCTAGTCCCGTCGAGAAGGGCGAAGTCCATCTTACCCGTTATTGGGGAAGACATTGAGATGTGACAAATCGAGTCCGGAACCCAGTCCTTCCAGGTGTTCATCGTCGTAGATATTAGCTCGGGATAGGTATTTCGAACGAAAGCCCAGCGAGAGCGCCGCACGCCGTCCGCGCAGGGTGGCATTTCTAAAATGCGGCTCCAGACCTCCATACAGCAGATCACAGTCTTGCCGGTTCCGACCGGACCCATGAGCCCGCGAACGTCCTTATTGCTTTTGTGGAACTGTATTGCCGTTGGCTCCGGAACGTACGGGCGAAGAACTGGTGTTGCTGAGGCTACTGGATATGCCATAATATTTTCCGGTTATTTATGAAAGGCGATGGATAGCGTGTATAAAATTATTCCGAAAGCACTAACTGCGAAAACATCAAAAGCCAGACCGAAACCCATAAGCACGGACGCAACGATCATAAGTTTTTTGTCATTCATGTGTTTCCTTTTTCTCAAACGACTGACATTTAGCGGGCGGCAACGGATGGATGAGATTTGCCAAGCCGCACACTGCGCGAAACTTGCACATCGCACAATCTTTGACTGGAAGCTCCTCATTCATCCGCGCGCCCTCCATTACTCTACGACCATCCAGTCATCAGCCAGTATGTCGGTTTGGCTCGCAAGCCATCCGAATAAAACCTCTCCGCTGGCTGTCTTCATAGCAAAGCACGGCAAAACAACCATCGTGCTGTCTGAATCCGAAACATCAAGTCTGTCGCCGTGCTTGCTTCTGATCTGCTCCGCCTGAATCGTTTCCGGATATGACATGAATACAAACATCCCCTTGCCATTCCATCCTGCGCGAGCAATCTTCAACCCTTTGCGGGCCGCTTCGATCGCGTGGCCGAATGTCATTTCGTCAATCGGGCGGTTCGCTTCTTCGAACTGAGCCTTTGGACACCAGCTCTTATAGCCATCCGGATAGGTGATTTCGTATCCTGCGTCATCCATCGCCGCCGTTCCTGTCGAATGTTTGTCTTGCGCCTCACGAACCGTCATAGGCTCGGCTTCAACAATCTTTACTCCAATATATTTCATCTCATTCTCCTTTTATAATTTCAAACAGAACGCAGCCGCCCGGTCGGCGTGATCCGTTACCGGTTGGGTTACACCCACGGCCTGCGTAAATTAAATTTCCTGAAGCTTCCGAACGACCTTCGCCTGGAACATTTTGCCCTTGCGAACCGACGCGTAGACCGGGCCCTCTTCGGCGTTTTCCTTAATCCATGCGTCGGCCTGAACCTGAAGCTGGAAGCCGTCCGCGTGAACGGTAAACACATCTGAGCCATTTTCGCTTTTGGTCGCGATTGCAACAACCCACGGAAGGTTCTTTTCGGTCTCGGTGGTTGCCGCCGGAGCCGGCTCAACTACCTTCTCTTTGATCGTGATGCGATACTGGTCAAGATCGCCAATCTCATCGCCTTCTTTTACGACGGACCATTTTGCGACACTGCCATTACCCGGATCAATCTCGGAGACGACCTCAACGAGATGCCCGGCCTGGAGCGCCTCATTAATTTGCCCAATGCTCTCAACCGGATCGATAACTTTTTCTTCGCCCATGCTATTCTCCTTCTTTACTTTTGCCTCTTCGTGATGATCTCTTCTTTCCGGAACACTCCGGATATTTTTACTATTCTGAGAACCATACCAAAATCAATATTTTTTTCAACCCATGCTTCCGCTTCGGGTATTGTTGCGTGCTCTTCATACGGCGGCGCGCCAGAAAAGACGGCCCATATCCCCGACTTCGGCGGCGCCTCAATCTCGACGAGCACCTTCGTCTTGGTCGCGCGCGGCATCTAAGCGCCCTCGCTTTCCGCAATTCCCCTCAAGGCGTCAAGCGGAACGTATCCGGTGTCAAGCATTCTGGGAAGCCCCATTGGGGTGAAGCATCTCGAATGAACGTAAAGGTCAAACTCGATCGCAAGCCATGGCTTCTCGTGCTTCTTATCGGCGTGCATGGATGCGATTTTTATTTCGCGAACAATGATACTGTCGTTCTTTCTGTGAGGAATGACTCCGCTAAGCGCAAGGTTTCCAGCAAGCGTTACGGCCATCGTTCCAGTGTCCTCATGCTCGGCATCCTCGGCAAGCAGTTCTTGGAAATCTCCCTGTAGGCGAATGCTTCGATACCACCTGAGCGAGTGGGGAAAGCTTCCAGCCTTGCATGAAACGTGATATCCGGGCGACATGCCCGGCAACTCTTTGCCGTGATAGTCCTCCGGTCTTGAAAACTGCGAGGCCAAAAGCTTGTGAACGAAGTCGGTTGTCTGAGGCTCACGCTCGTTGCAAATCATTCCAGTGGCCCCGAATCGGAACAGCGACTCCATCACAAAGTCCATCGAGTTTTGGTAGAGCTTAACAATCGCATAGCCGTAATCGCGATCGCCCTCGGTAATTGGAATCATTTGGAAAACTTCATCAGGTGAAAATACGCTCTTCTTTGCCATAATCTTTCCTTCTTCCTGGGTTGGCTAAACGTGAAATGTTTTGCAGTGGCCGCAATATTTATATTTCATATCGTTCTGATTCCATGAGACGTGACCGCACTGGTTGCAACGGATTGCGGTAAAAATGTTTTTGCACCGAT